GCGTAAGGCATCGACATCACATCGTCAGGATTGTTAATGCGCTTCAGATTACGTTTGCTGGTCATAGCGATCCGCTTAACCTGCTCTGATGGCTCAACGCCAAACTCAGGTGCGATCTCCATTGCCAGATTGTAAGTGAACGCCCGCAAGTATCCTGGTGGGAACGCTAGGATGGTTGCCAGCGTTGCGGGTTCAGACAATTTATCAACGCTGACAATATGCCATTCCAAAACCCGCGTGGGTTTCGGATAGATTGTCATCGTAATGTTGGGGTAGGTCATGTTCACAAACATGACCTGCGGGTAGGTAGACGTTACGGTCTTGACCGCAATTCCGTCGTACTGCTGCTGATTGATTAGCTTGATGCCGTAGCTGACGTTGGTAGTTGCATCGCGGAAATACGTCGCGTCATCCACTAAGATCGGGCGGTTACCTACAAAATCACCCGTAGGGCCAAGCGTCCGAGTAATTAAATCTGAAGGCCAGTTGAAGACCTGATCTTGTGTGCTAAACACCGACAACCGCTCAGTGTTCCACGAATCAATCATCTGATTCATTGCCATCAATGAATCTTGCATTACTGCTGCCGAAGTGGTCTCACCTTCTGCTAGGACACCCAACAGTCGCAGGGCGCGGTTGATCTGCTCACCAGCCGAATATGTTGCCATCGTAAACCTCAGTAGGAGGGGCCGAAGCCCCGCCGTTTAGACAGTGCAATGAATGATAGCAAAGTTGATGACAATTGCCTCAGACAAAGTGCCGCCCGAGATGTTTCGCAACGTAATACTAACCGATCCAGAAGCTAGAGAGTTAGCAAAAATGTTGTACGAACCAGGGGTTGTTTGACCACCAGCAATAGTCAAAATTACTGCATCGTTTGCGTTAATCAAAGAATTGTTTAGTGTAAACGTAGCATTTGTGGCAGTCGCCAACGATGCGTTATTCATCGTAATTTGACCGGCGCTTTTGTTCAGCGTAACGGCAGTAGACTTGCTAGTTGCTTGCGTAACCGTACCCTGTGCTGCTGCGCTGTAGCCAATTTCAGTGGTAGCGTAAACGGTCGTGCCAACAATCGTCGATGGAATAACAGCACCAATCGTGCCGCCATCAATATCTTGATCGCTATAGGCAACGCCAATAGCTTTTGTATTACCCATTTTTAATTCCTTTAAAAAAGGGGAGAGCTTGTGGCCCTCCCCCTTAGATTTAGGCTTTTAGCCCAAACGGTAAACAACGTAAGTACCGTCGCCGGTCTTACGGAAGCGGAACAACTGGCTGGTTGTAACAGCGATAGCAACCAAGGCGTTGCCGCCGTCGGACACACCAGTGTTAACAGCCAACGTTACTGCGCCAGACGAAGTGCCGATGTTTACGATTGACAAGTCAAACGTGCTACCGACAATGGCGTTAGGAACAGCAGCATCAATTGCCGTGCCCAAAGGCAGCGTGTACGTTGCGGCAGACGTTGATGGGTTAGCCACCAACATCTGGTTAACAATCTGCGCTGCGGTAAGAGTTGCAGTTGCCGTAGCTGTCTGGGGGACAGCCATAGCACCCATGATTGTTTCTTGACGGTTACCTGCACCAACTTGGTAACCACCACCACCATTAGGGAGAGCCATAATATTTCCTTAAATCAAAAGGTTCAACCCCAGATGCGGCAAGCCATCTGCGGACGAATCGTTGAGAAGCCATACAGAACGTCAATACGACATGGCAGACGGTCGTTGTTAATATCGTACTGGCGCACGACACGCAACGAAATACCGTTATGTACTGCGCGAGCAGCCATATCAACACCCTGCGGCAGCAACAAGTCAGCCGTAGCAAACGTGATTGCGTCCTTGTGGTAGACGAGGTTCTGTGGGTACTGAGTTGAGGCAGTACCAACAAACGTGATGACCGCGCTGGTAGCTGGGAAGGCATTGATCGTTGCCAAAGCATTCGTTGCAGTGTAAAGCGCAGGAGAGATTGCCAAGGTCATCGAAGTGCCGGAGGTCACGCTGTTGTCAGCGGTTACAACGAACTGCTGAAGAGCGCCAGTTGACTCACGGGTCTGTGGGTTAACTGCAAACACACCGTTGATGGTGAAAACGTCGCCTTGCTTAACCGTCTTGGTTCCGCTAGAGAACGTGATGGCGAGGGTCGATTGACCTTCGGCAAACGTGGCGCTTGCGGAAACAATTGGAGAAGCAGGGAAATCGCCCGTGGTGTGCTGCTTAATCGACTGAGACATATTGATCTCGTCGTAGCCCAACACGCCCGTACCCATCATGCCGTTCTTGAACTGCTTGCTGATGGTATCAACTGGGTTGAACAGACCTTTCAAGCCTTCGACCAGACCAGCGTTGGCAGCGGGGTTAACCGTTGCACAACGTGGGGACATTACAGCAGCGTTTTCGTTCAGTTTCTGTTGAGCTTGCAACAGAACCAACGAGGTAGCTGGAGTCGTTCCGGGTGTACCAACGGTGTTACCAATTGCTTTGTAGGCATTGGCAACGTCAGCGTCAATGCTGGAGGCCAACTGCGAGATACGCGGCTTGAGAACGCGCTCTGCGAAGTCATCCAACTGCATGGTCAATTCGGCAGAAGTGAAGTTCACGCCGATGTGCTTCTGGGTCGAAACGGTCAGGGTGGTGAACTGCTCGTTGTCGTCCTGAACTTGCAGAGCAGCACCGTCAGTCACCAGAGCGCGGTCGGGCAGACGAATACGCAGGGTCGAACCGATCTTAGCGCCTTCAACAGCAAAGCTGTCGTCGTACTGGCGGTTGACGTTACGGGTGAGAACCAGATTGTTTTCCAAGATCTCCAGGGCCTTCCTGGTGATCATGTCAATCGTAAGAATGCTATTTGACATGGTAATTCCTTAAAAGTTAGCGATGTTGAGCTTGTGCCTTTTTAATCTGGCGCAGCCTGTCTGCTTCAATCCATTCCGAGGTAGTCATGGTTTTAGTAGACCGAGGATCGGTCGTATCATAACTTGGATTGCCTGAAGTTCTGGCAGTTACCGGACTAATCGGTGCGGGCGCGGACGTAGTACGTTTGACTGGGACATCGTTGGCTATTTTAGCCTCAATGCGTCCAATCTCCTTTGCTTGCAAAATCGGGCTAAGACGGGAAATGCGATCTGTCTCTTTTGGATTGGACCCGAGGTAGTAAGCTACATCAGGGCCAGCATCAGAGGCTTGAATCGCTTGCGCCATCACGGTCGTGATCTTGAGAGTTGGGTTGTACGCGACTTGTTCAAAGTCATCGTACTTGGTCCGAGCCTCTTCTTCACGCTCGTGATATGCCTCAAGAATCTCCGTCTGTTGGCGCTGCTGTTCGCGCTGCTCAATTAGCTTGATTGCTTTGGCTTCTGCATACGCATCAACCGAATCAAACTGATCTACAGGTGGAACATCAACGGTAACGGGCGGCGGTGCTTGACGCTCACGCTCCCACTTTCGCTGTTCTCTTGCTAGGCGTTTCTGAATTGCTGCATCAAGTTCCTCTTGCGAGAATGTCTTGGGCGCAACTTCCGGCGTATCTACTACAGGTTCCGGGGCCGCCGTGGCTTCCAGTTCCGGCGCGGGCGCTACTTCCGCTTCAGACGCTACTACTACTTCTTCGGACATTTTGAATCCTGAGATTCCCCGGTGATCCGCGCCGGTACGGTTATCTTACCCGCTTTATACGCGGCAATCAACGAACTTTAAATGGGTTGCTTGGATCAAAAGGTTTATTTGCTTCTTCAATCTCTTCTGGTGTAGCGTCGCGCACCACCCATGTCCAATACCAAATGCCGTCAATCTGTTGCGGCGGTCCTGCTTCACAACGCTGAGTCTTTGTATCAAATGCTGGCTGGTCTACCCACTCTACATGAGCGTAGTCTGATGCCCCATCAGGGTCAATCTCAATGTCCCCAATGTGACGGGGAAATTCATTGGTCGATAGTTTGATGTATGAACTCATAATATAGTAAGGGTGGAACTTAGAGAAGTTGCTGCATCAGTAGCGACAGACGTTTGGTCACTTAGGGTAGAAGAAGCTCTAGTCGAAGAAACCCCAAGTTCAGTAAGAGTACCAGCGGACTCAGTTAAGGTAGAAGCTGCGTAGGTGAATGGTGTTCCACCAAGAGTATAGGTGCCAGTTAATGAACCATCACCGGGGAGTTTTGCGAAAAAAAACGTATTTCCGGCGGTAGCGTTAAAGATCCCAGCAAGATACACGTTACCAAAAGAATCTACTGCAATTGATAAGGCTGCGCTAGATGTGCCAGCCGTTAAACTCCTTTGCCATTGAATGACCCCAGATGTATTATATTTGGCCATTATCATACCGGAACCTGAATCCCCGCAAATATATACATTAGCAGAAGAATCTACTGCAACGGCACGGCCATAACCAACGGCCAAACTTCTTTGCCATTGAAGGGTTCCAGAAGTATTGTATTTGGCTGTATAAATAGCATTGCCACTAGGATATGCGTACCCACAAACGTAAACATTGCCAGAAGAATCTACTGCAACACCATAGTTCGTAGCGGCACTACTACCTAAACGCTTTTGCCACTGAAGGGTTCCAGAAGTATCAAATTTAGCGGTGTATAAAGAGTCACTACTATACCCACAAATATACACATTAGCAGAAGAATCTACTGCAACACCATAGGCACCGCCAGTACCACTGTCATCTATACGATACTGCCATTGAAGGGTTCCAGAACTATTGTATTTGGCTATTCGAGCCTGATAGCCACCACCCAAAAAATCTGCAAGCCCACAAACATAAACATTACCGGAAGAATCTACTGCA